CCCCCACCCCCCTCAAAATAGGAGACCCCCCGGTACAAAAATAAAAGCCTACCCCCAAAAAATATCGCATATACTCCGCCCAACTTAGGCTGCGTCAACTCGCCATGTACACTGTATCTGTAGATTACGATATCCCCGTTGCGGATTTTCTCCCAACTTTTGAGTCTCTGGAAGACAGGGTGGCTGCTGCCATTGCGTCTTTGGTCGATACTGACTCGATACCCCAAGAAGTTTCTAAGCGTGAGCAAGAAGTATCCCGCGACATATTTGCTGGACACCAGCGGGCCTCCGACGAAGACCTAGCCCGCCCCGGAGTAGTTGCCCACCTTGCTGGGCTCTTGCAAGAGTACGACCATGTGGTGGTCAAGTCTGCGGTACAACTGCGTACCTATATAACAAACAAGTTAATCCTTGACTCGGACAATGCTGACCCGCGTATTCGCCTGAAGGCGTTGGAGATGTTGGGCAAAATCAGTGATGTCGGGCTGTTCACGGACAAGTCAGAAATCACCATGCGCCACCGGCCAACGGAAGAACTGGAGCAACTCCTGCGGGAGCGGCTTACTCGGGTGGTTGAGGCGGGGGAGTTTGACCCGACGCCCAGATCATCGCCCATGCGATTAGATATTACAGAGGTCGTGGGGTAATGGAGCTATCCAAAGCGATGATCGAGAAGATCATCAGGAACATGCCGCACAATGAAGCGGCAGAACTACTGGTTATGTTTGACGAGATTGAGGAGCGCAAGCGGGTGCAGATGGCCCGTGATGACTTCCTTGCGTTTATTGCGGCTATCGACAAACCGTATAAATTTGGTACTCACCTAAAACGCCTAGGTTCCCTGCTCATGGATGTGGAGCAGGACATAAAAAGTAGGATCGCGGTGTCGATGGCACCCCGTATGGGTAAGTCCCAGATGATTTCTATCTACTACCCGGCATGGTATTTGGGTCGGCACCCTGACCATAAGGTGATTGTGGCCTCCCACACGGCTGATTTGGCGTTGGTGATGGCCCGCAAGGTGCGAAATCTGATTAATACGCCTGAGTACAAGGCTATTTTCCCGGCAACTGCCATTGCATCAGACGCCAAGGCGGCGGGACAGTGGAACACCACCCGTGGGGGCGAGTATTTCTCTATTGGAGTGGGGGGTGCGCTGGCCGGACGGGGTGCTAACCTCATAATTGCAGACGATCCGCTGTCCGAACAGGACATTAAGTCGGGCAATACCACCTCATTGGACGCTACATACGAGTGGTTTAGTGCGGGCCTGCGTACTCGCCTCATGCCTAACGGGAAAATATGCGTTTTGCACACGCGCTGGCACCAGCGGGACTTGATTGGGCGGCTTTTAAAGGATTCTGCGGTCAACGAGGGCGGCGATGTCTACGAAGCCTTTGAATTTCCTGCGATTCTTAACGAAAACACCGAAAACGAGAAGTCAATATGGCCTGAGCAGTGGTCAATTGAGTCTTTGCAGCAAACTCGGGCGTCGATGCACCACATTATGTGGCAGTGGTATGCGCAATATCAGCAGAACCCCACCGCGTCGGAGGCTGCGATCATTAAGCGGGAGTGGATTAAATGGTGGGGGAAGAAAGACCCGCCGACAATCGACTTTATTGTGCAGTCCTACGATACCGCCCTTACTACTAATAACCGGTCAGACTATTCCGTGTGCCATACGTGGGGTACGTGGACAAGCGAGGAGGACAACAGTAATAATGTGATCCTGCTTAACTCGGTCAAGGGTAAGTACGAGTTCCCTGAGCTGAAAATCATGGCCCATGAACAGTTTGCCAACTGGGAGCCGGACAGTGTGATCGTGGAGGCTAAGGCCAGCGGACAGCCGCTTATCGACGAGATGCGCCGATCAGGTATTTTTGTGCAGGATTTTAGTCCGGGGAAAGGACAGGATAAGATCGCACGGTTGAACTCCGTGGCGGACATGTTTGCCTCCGGGCATGTGTGGTTTCCCGAGACTAGCTGGGCAGCAACCACAGTAGAAGAAATACTAGCGTTTCCTGCTGGGGAACATGACGACGAGGTTGACACCATGACGTTGGCGCTAATACGTATTCGTAAGGGTGGACTACTTACCATGAAGAGCGATCCCGAAGACGAACAGTTTTTCCGTAGTAACCGTCGCCCTGCGTATTATTAGGAACACTTTTAAGGAATTAATATGGCTACCAATAGCATGAGCCCTTCCCTGTACCAAGCCCCGATGGGCATTGACGAAGGCGTTGACGACCCAATTGAGATTGAGGTGGAGAATCCTGATAGCGTTAAGATTAATACTGGGGGTATGGAGATTGAGATTCTGCCCCACGGTGAGGGCGAGTTTGACGAGAACTTAGCTGAAGTCATGGAAGAGAGCGAGTTGCAACTACTCGGCTCTGAGCTTATTGAATTGATTGACGCCGATATCCAGTCACGCAAAGACTGGGTTGAGATGTATGTCAAGGGGCTGGAAGTCCTTGGTATGAACTACGAAGAGCGCACTGAGCCGTGGAACGGTGCATGCGGGGTGTTCTCCACCATACTTACTGAAGCGGCTATCAGGTTCCAGTCAGAAACCATCACCGAAAGTTTCCCAGCGCAGGGCCCAGTTAAGACACAGATTATTGGGGAAGACACCCCCGAGACGGCAGAAGCTGCGGATCGTGTCCGGGAGGACATGAACTACCAGTTGACTGAGGAGATGCCTGAATACCGGCCCGAGCATGAACGCATGCTGTACAACCTTGGCTTGGCAGGCGCGGCGTTTAAGAAAGTGTACTTCGACCCAGCGTTGGGGCGTCAGACAGCGATGTTTATCCCAGCCGAAGACCTCATCATCCCGTATGGCGCGTCCAGTGCGCAGACTGCGGAGCGTGTTACGCACCTCATGCGTAAGACCAAGAATGAGATTAAACGCCTACAGGTGGCGGGCTTCTACAGGGACGTTGAGCTTGGTGAGCCGGACAATACTCACACTGATGTAGAAAAGAAAAAAGCTGAAGGGCAAGGCTACTCCCTGACCGATGATGACCGGTACCAAGTTTATGAAGTCCACGTTGACTACGACATGCCGGGGTACGAGGACAAGGACGGGGTGGCGCGTCCGTATGTGGTCACTATTGACCGTAGCAGCACCGAGATTCTGGCTATCCGGCGTAACTGGGAAGAGGACGACAAGTTAAAACTAAAGCGCCAGCACTTCGTACAGTACACCTACGTACCGGGGTTTGGGGCCTACGGCCTTGGGTTGATCCATTTGATCGGCGGCTATGCACGCGCAGGCACTTCCCTAATTCGTCAGTTGGTAGATGCGGGCACGCTGAGTAACCTGCCCGGAGGGATGAAAGCCCGTGGGCTACGGGTCAAGGGTGACGATACGCCTATTGCACCGGGCGAATTCCGGGACGTTGACGTTGCATCGGGGTCAATCCGTGACAACATCATGCCGCTTCCGTATAAAGAACCGTCGCAAGTTCTGGCGGCGCTGCTTAACCAAATCACCGAAGAAGGTCGCCGTCTAGGGTCGATTGCTGATTTGAATATCAGCGACATGGGTGCGAACGCTCCGGTAGGTACGACTCTGGCGTTGTTGGAGCGCCAGCTTAAGACCATGAGCGCGGTGCAGGCGCGGGTTCACTACTCGATGAAGCAGGAGTTCAAGCTGCTCAAGGCGCTGATCCGTGACCATACGCCGCAAGAGTACAAATACAAGCCCGAAGGCGGGAACCGTAAAGCTAAGCAGTCGGACTACGACTTGGTTGAGATTATCCCGGTCAGTGATCCCAACAGCAGCACAATGGCGCAGCGGATCATGCAGTATCAGGCGATTACCCAACTGTCTGCTCAGGCTCCCAATATTTACAACCTACCGTACCTACATCGCCAGATGATTGAGGTGTTGGGGGTTAAGAACGCCGACAAGATCGTGCCTATTGAGGACGACCAGAAGCCGCGTGATCCGATCAGCGAGAACATGGCCTTCCTTAAGGGTAAGCCTACGCAAGCGTTTATCTACCAAGACCATGAGGCCCATATCGCGGTGCATTCGACATTCATGCAAGACCCGATGATAGCCGCGCAGATCGGTCAGAGCCCGATGGCCCAGCAGATGCAGGCGGCAATTCAGGCTCATATTGCAGAACACCTCGGGTTCCTGTACAGGTCTAAGATTGAGGAGCGCCTTGGGGCCCCGTTGCCTAAGCCGGACGTTGAGCTTCCACCTCAGTTGGAGGTCGAGTTGTCACGCGCTGTGGCGCAGGCATCGCAGCAGTTGTTGCAGATGAATAAATCTCAAGCGGCTCAGGCTCAAGCCCAGCAGCAGATGCAAGACCCGATCATCCAGATGCAGATGCAAGAAATTCAAATTAAGAAGCAGGAAGCTGACAGTAAAGCTAGGAAAATCGACGCGGACATAGCACTTGCTCAAGCCCGCTTGGCTTTGGATGCGGACAAGAGCGGCATCGACCCAATGCAGATTGAGCGGGAAGCAATGCAGGCTGAGCAGATGCACCAGCAACAGCTTCAGATTAATGCTCAAAAAGCAGCCCAAGCCCAACAGCAACAGGCCCAAGCCCAACAGCAACAGGCCCAGCTACATCAACAGGGCATGATGCACAAGGATCAAATGCAGCAACAGAAACTGGCAGCGGGGGGTAGTGTAAATGAGCAATGACGCAATGAGCCTGCTGATTAAGCAGATGGATGAGGACATCCAGCAGTTATCCCAAGTTGTTTCGGATGGAGCCGCTACAGATTTTTCGGAGTATAAATATTTGTGTGGGCAGGTGCTAGGGTTAACCCGAGCGATGAATTATGTAAAAGCTATGGAGCAACGCCTGCAAAGGGCGGAGGATTAAGTTTGGATGGGTTTATCTGGGGTTACCCGCCGAAATACGCTCAAACCCCATGCGTGTAAGGAAAACAAATGAAAGACTTTAATGTCGCTGCGGTTGATCTATCTGGAATTCTAAATACTGAGCCAGAAGAAAAAGCCAAGCAGGTACCTGACCCTGCAACATATTACTTGTTGTGTATGGTTCCAAAAGCCGAAGAAGAAATTAACGACTCTGGAATTGGGTTGGTAAAAACAGCACAAATGATGCACCACGAGGAACTTCTGTCCCCCGTGTTATTTGTGGCAAAAATGGGGCCTGACGCCTTCAAAGACGAGAAGCGATTTCCAAGCGGCCCAAGCTGCAAGGTAGGCGACTTTATCCTTACTAGGCCCAATACCGGCACGCGGATGAAAATCCACGGTACTGAGTGGCGGCTAATTCATGATGAGTCTGTAGAAGCAGTTGTGCAAGACCCACGCGGCATTCAACGTCCTTAAGGAGTCACCATGGCAACAGAACAAACTACATTTGAATTTCCTGACGAAATCGAGGCGAAGAACTCCCAAGTAGCCCCCGAGTCCGAAGCGGAAATTGAAGTCGTTGACGATACTCCTGCGGCTGACAGACACCGCACTCCTATGAAGGAGGCCCCGGCTCCGGTAACGGACGAGGAGTTGGCTAAGTATTCTGACCAGAAGCTCAAAGACCGGCTGGCCCATATTAATAAGGGCTACCACGAGGAGCGTCGGGCAAAGGACACAGCTATACGTGAGCGGGAAGAAGCCTTGCGTATGGCTGAAGCGGTTGTAGAAGAGAATAAGCGCCTACAGGGCTCCCTAGCTACTAACCAGACAGCTTTACTGGAACAAGCCAAGAAAGTGGTGGAGTCGGAGATTGATAGCGCCCAGCGGGAATATAAGGACGCCTATGAATCCGGGGATACTGATCGGCTCGTTAAGGCGCAGGCAAAGTTAACTACCGCCGCAATCCGGGCAGACAAGGTAAATAATTTTAAGCCCGCCCCTTTACAAGAGCCAAAAACTGTAGTAAAACCCGCGCCAGTATCTGAAATTCATCCTGATACCCAAGCATGGATAGATAACAATCCGTGGTGGGGTAAGAACCGGGGTATGACTGCGTATGCGGTTGCACTCCATGAGGATGTACTGGATTCTGGAGTTCAAAATGGCAGCAAAGAATACTTTGAAGTCATCGACAAGGAAGTGAAAGCAAGGTTCCCTGAAGCATTTGCAGAGGAACCCGCTGATGCGAAACCATCTCAGCGAACAAAGTCAAATGTTGTAGCACCGGCTTCACGTAGTACAGCGCCTAGAAAAATCGTACTTACACAAACGCAGGTAAATATCGCCAAGCGGCTTGGGGTTCCTTTGGAACTTTATGCTCGTAAGGTTGCTGAAGAAATGAGGAAACAAGCATGACTGAACAAATTCGCAAAAGTAGAGAACTTGATACTCGTGAGGCTACTGCCCGTCCTACGCGGTGGAAACCTCCCCAGCTTCTCCCTGATCCCAAGCCGGAACATGGGTACGCGTTTCGCTGGATTCGTATCGCTACTTTAGGCAAAGATGATCCGACTAACTTGAATTCAAAGCTTCAGGAGGGCTGGGAGCCCGTGAAAGCATCTGACCATCCCGAGATTCGATTGTTTGGATCGTCCAATAAAGACTTTCCCGGCAACATCGTTACCGGTGGTTTGATTCTTTGCAAATCCCCAGTAGAGTTTGTCGAGCAACGTGACGAGTACTTCCGTAACCAATCGGATACCCAAATGAACTCGGTAGACAATACTTTCATGCGTGAGAATAACCCGAAGATGCCTTTGTTCAAGGAACGAAGCTCTAGTGTTACTTTCGGTAAAGGTATTTAATTTTTTGGAGTTTAACTATGGCTTATCCTACAGTTAGCGCCCCATACGGTCTAAAACCTGTCAATCGAATTGACGGTATGCCTTATGCTGGTGCTATTCGTCAGATTCCCGTAGCTGCTGGCTTTGCAACCGCTATTTTTAATGGCGACACTGTACAAGTTGACAGCACCGGCTATCTGGTTCTTTCTTCCACCACCAATTCTGGTGCAGTGGTTGGCGTTTGTCTCGGTGGTCAGTATGTAAACTCTAGCGGTCAAACCGTTCAGGGCCAATATCTGCCTGCTTTGATTTCTACGTCTACCAACCTTGCTTATGCATACGTTGTGGATGATCCTATGGCACTATTCAAAGTAGCCGTGGTTTCGTCTGGCACGACCATGAGTTCCGCAGGTCGCACTGTGGTTGGAACCAACTTGGCCTTGGTACTGAATGCTGGTAACACCACCACTGGTGATTCCGCATTTGCCGTTACCTTGACTGGTGCTGGTACTACCGCGACTATCCCAATCCGTGTTATCGACGTAGTGCCTGAGACTGCTACCGCAGCCGATACCTACACCGAACTATTGGTGAAGATCAACACTCACCAATATAACAACACCACTGGTGTTTAAGGAGTAAATCATGGCTATTTCACGCGCACAACTACTTAAAGAACTGCTCCCCGGACTGAATGCATTGTTTGGTCTGGAGTACGCTAAATACGGCGAAGAGCATAAAGAAATCTACGAAACCGAAACGTCGGAGCGTAGCTTTGAAGAAGAAACGAAACTGTCTGGTTTCTCCGCTGCACCTGTTAAAAATGAAGGCTCTGCCATTCAGTACGACAATGCACAGGAAGCATGGAC